CCATCAATCCACGCTTCGGCTAAAAACCATTCGTTTGCCCCGTTGCTTAATCCTCGAATGTCCTGTGTCACCGACACTGCGCCAGCAGCTAATGCCTGATGGTTTGTTATTGATGTTCTATAGCAAACACCGTCTGTATCATCCCAGAATCTGAAAAACTTATCGGCTGACAACCCAGAGCCGAACAAATCCACAGTCGCTTTTATATAGAATCGGGAATATATCGTGAGATTGCCCTGATTCGGAGCTTCGGCAGCTAAGGGTCTGCCTAGGTGGCTATCGCCGACTGAGTTATATACCCTTGTCCTGTTACCATATGCTCCCGCAGATTCTAACGTCATTCTGTTAGCTAAATCGCCATCCGCATATGGTGCATCAACAGTACCGAGTGAACGTAATGGAACCGCTGTACCGTCAGCAAGTAGATCGTACACATCCCCCTGATTATCAACCGTGTCCCACTGAAGCACTGTTGGGGCACTAGCACCAAAACCAGTTCCAGTGATGGTGATGGTAGCTCCATTAGTTGGAGAGTTATCTCCAACTAAAAAAGAAAAGCCACTTGGCTGAACTAGGCCTAAGCCTAAACCTAAAGTTAACATAGCAGCTCCTTAGTAGAGCGCTACTATAAAAGTAGCTGTAGTAGCAGCCTTAATCTGACTAACTCGGATAGGTAAGAGCGACCCAGCAACTAAGTTTTTAAAGGTAACTGTGTTTTCTTTGTCTGCCATAACTACAGCTAAGTCTCCAGCTCCACCAATATAAATACCACGGGTATATTGCTCAAGGTCTACATCAGCGGGAGTTACTTCAGTAGCTTCTGCTGCTGGATTCATTGGGCTTGAAGAGGCGAATGTGCTTTTATCTATTGGCATACTATGTTCCTTTTACGTGATGAGGCAAAAATGACTTAAACTAAAAGCCGCAACCTATTAAGGTAGCAGCCTTTATATTAAAGCATCTTAGCTGGCTGTTTTAGAAGTAGATAAGGCACCTAGTACTTGAGACATATCACGCGTAGTGCCCATGTCTTTAGTTTTACCTAAGGCTGCATCTGTAGCTTCTTTAACTAAGTCTTCAAGAATCTTAAGTCTTAGCTTATCTTCCAACGTTTCCATTGGGCTAACATCGCTAATATTAACATCTCCAGCGCGAGTAATGCCTGGAATACCGTTACGTTTAATCTCTGCATCTAAGTAGGTAATGCAGTCAGGGTCAATAGTAAGAAAGTTATAGTCTACGAACTTAATACGTATACCAGTATCAGTAAATAGGCGTACAGCTGGACGAGAAGCTACATAGTGAGCATGTAAGACTTCTTTATCTTTCTTGGCTGCTTGTAGGCCTGCTTCTTTCTTTAAGCGCTCAGCAAGTGAATTTGTTGTCATGGTTAGTATCTCTCAAAGGGAAAAGGAAAGGTTAGTTACCAGTAAAGCCTGAAGGTAACTAACCTTTGAGTTATAGCTTAGCCTACTGCAGCAGCCGTTAAGTTACGGATAACTGAGTTAGCTGGAACGTTCTTAATGACAGTGGTTAGCTCAGTAGTAAGAGTACCGCCAACTGCATCAACACCGCTATCTTGCGCTTGGTTACCGTTGGTATTAAACTCTTTGTTCTGAGTTTTACGTCCAGCTAAGTAAGCTAGGCGGAAAGTAGGCAAGTCAACAGCAACTGCCATCTTAGCCCAGACCACGTTAGTATTGAACAAAGGATGCTCAATTAAACGGAACTTACCACGAGGAGTAGTAAGAGTAGCGAACTGCAAACCGAAGTTAGTAGCGCCATCCATTAACTGGTAAGAGGCATTTAAACGACCAATCTCGTTAATTACCATCTTAGCACGCCCACCAACAAACAAGATACGCTCGTTAGCGCCTTTAGGGTCAGTAGTTTGGTCAAATACTGGGTCTAACATAGCTAACAACTGAGTCCAGTTAGTTGTAGCGCCAGCAGTAAAGCTGTTAGTAGAACCGCCATAACTAGCAGGGTAGTTAGCTGGAGTTTCTACCATGTTAAGTAAGCCATCCATAGTACGGAAAGGCTGACCGTTACGCGTACCTTGAGACTTCTGACCAAAGAAGATAGCCTTTTCAATATCGGCAGCATGGAATGCAGCACAATCTTGCTTAGACTCAGCTTCAGTAGAATCGCCAGCTATTACTTGTGTAGCGCTAGCAGAACCAGATACTGCCCAAGTATTACGGAAAATCTGAGTTAAGTTAGTTACGCGAGTAGGTACAATGTTATTCGCTGTAGGGCGAATAGATGCCTCTTCAAACGCATTACCCACTTGGTAAAAGTTATCATCATCTAAGATAGCAGCCGCTACCACAGTACCAACAGCGCGAACAGCAGTGATAGAAGTCGTAGAGGGGATAGTGTTAACAATGATGTTTTCACCAGTACGCTCTATACGTAATATCATTCCTGGCAAGATGTTAGCAGTAGTATCTACTGTGAAAGTAGTATCACCTGCAAGATAACCTGCACCGTTATTAATTTTAACTTCTGGAAAAATCATGGTCTTAGAAAAATAACCATGCTCTACCTGAGCTGCAGTTTCATCTGACAGCATAGAAGATAAACCAAACAAAGGCGCGCTACCGTTAGGCATTAAGCGCGTAATCATTGACGCAAAAGACTTCTTCGCTAAATCTGTAGTGAAGTTGCCTGTATTAAAAGTACCAATTGGCATAGTAAAGCTCCCGTTTGCTATTTAGCAAATAAAATAAAAGTTAGTTAAGCGAAAGAAGTCCAGTCATACTCTCCTGCAGTTGGAGCTACAACTGGTTTAGGAGTAAAGCTTTCTCCCATAGCAGTTATATAATCCTGAGTCATCTTAGTAATCTCAGCATGAGTAGCATTAGGAAACTTCTGAAGCAGTTGCTGTTGTGTGGCCTCTATAATAGGCTTAACAGCTGGGTTTGAGAATAAAGGATTTGATGTCTTTAAGTGGTCTGAAGCTGCTTGGTTACGTAACATATCTGGCAAGCTAGAGCTAAACTTAGCTTCTGCTGCGGCAACTGCTCGTTCCGTTAACTTATTATTAACTAAAGTAGCCTGAGTCATGACCTGTCTGGCCATACCATTCATAGCTTGGGCAAACGCTTGCTGAGCTGCTTCTCCGCCTTGAGCTATTGCAGCTAAGTGCTCAGGAGAAATACTATCAGCAAAGTTCATCTTGTTAACAGCAGCAGCTACAGCTTCTTGTGTAAGCTCAGCTGGCGCTGCTTGTCCTTCAGGCTTAGGGATAGTATCCCATAGTTTTTCATAAGGAGCAAGAGAGGTATCCGCAGAACCTTGAGCAGGAGCAGGAGGCATCTCAGAAGCTAGCGTTGACTGTGCAGCTAAGGTAGCAGGGTCGTGTATGTTACCTGCTGGTGCTGCTACCTGTGCTGGTGCTGCTGGTACTTGCGTAGGTGCTGCTGCTTGTCCGCCAAATATATCGTTAAAAAAGCCCATGGGAGTTATCCTTTAGTTTAAGTTTAGTTGGGAGGGTACTACGTTGTTTAGTAAGCTTCAGAGAAGTCTACTGGGGGTTGAGTTAAAGCATCAGAAACATCTAAGATATAGCGGAGAGCATCTAACTCTCCTTTCTTATAAGCCTCTGCTTGTAAAAAAGCCGTAGGGTTAGCTACATCATATGTTAAGTGCAAACGCTCTTCAGCAACTACAGCTAAGCGATTCTGTATAACCTGTTGCTGAGTTATAGTTAAGATAGAGCCTTGTAAAGTCTCCTCTTCTGTAAGAGAGTAAGAAGAGAAGGCGTTAGGTATTAAACTAGCCATTATACAACTCCTGAAGTTTGTGTACTGCTTGGCTGCTTAGCACTCTCTGGTGCTGGTGAATTATTCTCAGGGTTATAGCCATAAGCTTGGGGTAAAGGTTGAGCACCAACTTTAGCTGGGTCCATACCTTTCTCTATAGCTAACTGAGTCATAGACTGCCAAGCCCCTAAAGCTTGTTCGTAAGCTAACTGAGGTTGAGACTTTTCGAACTCAGTAATCTTAGCGCCCTGCGTTTTCATTAAGTAAGAGAACAGCCCACCTACATTATAGTTATTAGCTATCTGAGGAGAAGAGCCCATTACCTGTAAAGCAGTAGTCCAAGCATCTGTATTAAGTAACTTAGATGCAGGAGTTAGGCCATCCGATACTTTAAAGTCAAGTATAGCCTTTCTTAAAGCTATAGGGTCAACTTCAATTACTTTATTACTATCCTTATTGTAAAGAGTAGTACCTCCTTGATACTGTAAGATGTTAACCTTAAGCATAGTCTTAAGAGGTACAAATACTTGATGCTCAAGTAAGATAGAAGTTAACTGGTCTCTGCCGTTAGCGTTCTGCATAACAGATTCAAACTCATGAAGAGTCTTATTACCTTTAACAAACTGACCTTGCTGAGCTTGATTCTGCCCAGTTAAGCTATTAGCTAAGCCTACGATAGTAGATATCTGCTGCATAGAGCTTGCAGCTTGGTCTTCACGATAAGGAAACTGATGTACTGCATCTCCTATGTTCTTGCCGTACGCAGCAGGACGAACAGGTATCTTAGCTGACGGATTAGATGAGTTAATCGCAGCAGCAGTTATACGTGAAGGGTCATACAATACCCTATCAGTAACTGCACGCCTACGAGAAGCAATAATAGAGTTCATATAAGATGAAGCTAAGGCTTGGAAAGGACTTCCATTAGCTGCTAAAGACTTAGTTTGATACTGCAAACCATCCTCTAGGGGCTGACCTATTAATATACCTAAATAACCGTGAGCATTGGTTTGTAACTCAGCGTAGATAATATGCTGATGATTTACAATGTGCAACTTATACACCTGAGGCGTATTACTAGCTGGCACATTAATATCAAAGTCAGCAGGCAAGATTCTGCAATAAAGCGTAGTTACTTCATAACTATCTTTATACTGAATAGCATTTGGCTTATCGTCTTGCAGACCTGCCCAGCTCATCCAATTAGAGCCGTCTCCCATAAAAGAGCTTTCATCTACATCTGGATTAATAGTAGGTGAGTAGAAGTTCATACTGCCTGCAGTATTATTACTACCTTTGCCAGACTCAAAAGCAGGTCTAACATTGGCTATAATCTTATCAGGCAGTGCAGCTATAAAAGCCTTAAGCTTAATGCGAGACATAAGCTCTGTAAAGCCTGCAAACTCCCCATCTTTATATACCTCACAAGGAGCTACGCGAGTGTCTACAAAAACATTATAAGGGTCTAAGCGCCGGACTGTATTACCTGACCAGATTACTTTTGTAGGTATACCTTCTACTGAGTTAACAGTTAAGTCAGTCTCTACTGCATAAGTTACTTCAGAGCCCCAAGCAACCTCTAAGGCAGAGAAGTTATACTTAAACCCATCTCTGAAGAACATCATTAGCTGTCTTGCCCAGCCACCTTTAACTGATTGGCTATCTAAGATAGTCTCAAGTTGCATAGCTGAGTCCATATAAGCTGGATCTGCTACAACTCCAAAGATAGGTTGACCAGTTAAGAACACAGAAGTTTGATAAACAACTGCAGCTTCTACTTGAGGCATAACGATCGGAATTGTCATGTTCTGGAAACGGTCAGCGTCTCCTCCTTTGTTAGCTGATTTAGCTCTTTGCTGTTCTTGGGTTAAGTCCTTTTCTCGCTGATAGTTTTTATCAGCTTCTTCAAACTTACTGCGTAACTCTTCACGAGTAATATTCTGGTTCTCTTGAAGAGTGCTATAATAGGCTATAAGCTTGTCCTGAGACTTTCTAGACAAACTTACTACTGAGGCTGCTGCCATTTAAGTTATTCCTTATAGTTAGGGGTAATCGCTCATCCTCGCCCTTAGGACGTCCGCAGGGTAGCGTACATTCATTTAGCTCCTAACGTACAAGTAGTTATTTCCAAGCCGCTACGCTAGTCTTGTAAAAACATCCTTGACGCCAGGTTCCACTAAATGTGTACAGTCCCCTTTGCGGTCCTAGGTAGCGGCGGATTTCGCTAGGTAGCTGCTTCTGCAGGTGTCGCTAGGTAACTATCAGAAGTCAGAGTTAAAGTCAGGAACTTCAATAGCTTCAAAGTCCTGATACTCTATCATGTTGTTACATACGATGAACTCAGCAAACTCCTGTATTACACGGGGCGCGTAAGTTAGTAGGTCTAAGATACCGTCTGTATTGTCTCGTTTAAGCGGATTAAACTGGGTTATCTGCAAGTGTGCGCTAAGTCTTGGAACTCCATAGATGAATACCTCCCCTGCCGCATAAGCTTTAAACATATCCAAGATTCTAGCATTCTTACTTCTGGAGCCTGAGTAAATAGGTACGCACTCTATACCTTGTATACCTAATTGATTACATATAAAGTCAAACCAATAAAGTAACGAGTACTGGTAAGCGTTCGCTTCGCATACTATAAGCCTGCAGTTATTAGTTAAGGCGAAGTGAAGAGACTTCTTAATAGTGTCTCCAGGAGAGAACCTACCTTCTTCAAGCTGCATCAACACTGGCATAGCGTCATGAACTTCAAAGTAACCTATACTAACTTCATCTGAACCTAACTTATCAGTAGCAGGGTCGATGATTATAAAGTTACCTCCAGCTATGTCACCTTCTGAGTAAGGAACTTCTGGCAACTTAGATAAGTCAATTAAGTTGTTAGCTGATATATTCTCGTCATTAAGTACCTCTGAGTAGAATATCTCAGGGTGACCCATGTTTAAGTCGTTTTCAAACTCCGCTGTTAGTTGAGCTATTGGTTGCAACTCTTCCCAAAGAGAAGTACCGTCAGCTAAGATGCCGCCAGCTATAAACTTAAGCCAACTAGAGTTAGTCTTAAGTTTGCGTAAGATAGAATGCTTAGTAGGGTACATGTTAGCTACGAATAGGAACATACAGCCTTCTGGAGACTTAGCCTTCATTAAAGTACCGATCATCCAGTTCTCTAAAGAGTTAGACTGAGTTTCACTGTCTGCACACTCTCTAGTTTGTATATCATCCATTAAGATAATATCTGGACGCTCATTCTTAATGTTAAGTCCGCGAACTGTTGACTCAGCACCTCTAGCTACGATAGAGATATTTCTACCTCTATATCCGAACTTCTTAATAGCCTGAGTATCTTTCTCGCACCCTAACTTCCAATCTCCAAATACAGCCTTAATGTTAGGCTCTTCTAGCATATCCATTACATCAGAGAGGATAGCTTCTGCTAAGGGGCCCGTTGCTGCAATAATTAAGATGAACTTTCTCTTAGTAAATAAGATACAGTACATTAAGAAGATTTTCATTAAGGTAGACTTAGCAAAGCCACGAGGCAGGCCAAGCGCTAACTGAGGAAATGTTCTCTTCTGGTGCACATAACTAAGTAACCAAGGCCAAACACCTTCCTTAAATACAGCAGGGAAGCAGTACTTAAATACAGTAGGCATTATAAGTGCAGCTAAGAAATCTAAGTCATTCTTAGCTAACTGCCTAACCTCTTCGCTGGAAGCTCCTAGCTCTTCCGTGCTAGGAATCTCCTGCTCTACTACAGCTAAGTTAGTACCTATATCAGATACGTGAGAGTCAAGAGAGAAGTCATCTTCCTCTCCTATACTCTCTAGTATGCTCTGGGGCGGTCTCTTAGCCATTCAATGTACCTACTAACCGTGCTAAGATGCTATTAGCCTTAGCTGCGTCTGCTACTGCATATACGATCGGTTTCCGTTTCTGGGTTACCTTACCTAGGATTCTGTCTAAGGTAAAAGCTTCTTCCTTACTTAGGTAGCTACTGTGAGCTCTAGCGCATGTATTATTCATCATCTATAACCTCCAGTGGTTGGTGTCGCATAGCTGCTGCCTGCTCTACTTGCTTAAGTAAAGTACCGGCTTGCATAGTTAGTAGGCTTTGATTGCCTGCCTTAGTTACTTGGTTCTTTATATTAACAGAAAACTTCTGAACGATTGAGGTCGGCATCATCAAGGTAACGATGTTCTGCTGGTTAACTACTTGGTCTGGAGCAGACTGCCCACGTCTTTTAGCGCCGTTAACTATAGAGATAGCTTTCATTATACTCTCTGGCTTAACAAGCAAAGGCATAGACTTCTCTAGCTTAACTAACAAGATATCCTCTAAGGAATCATACTTACTATCTCGCTGGTTATGCTTCTGTAAGTTATTGTACCTTAGCTCAGCTACCTTGTCAGCAAATAGCTTATTAGATAATAACTGAGATATCCTAGCAGGAGTAACTCCCAGCGCTGCAGCCACAGACTCAGCTTGCACACCAGCTCCAAGCAAGGACAGTGCTTTCTCTTCTACACTAGATGTAACTCCAGAGGTAGTAGAGGTTGATATACCTTGCTTAAAGTTAGAAGATTCAGGAGCAGGCTTATCCTCTCCTAGCTGCTCAAGGAGCGCCGTTGTTTCTTTATCTATTACGTTCATAAGTCCAGTATAGGTTTAAAGAGCAGCTAAGTCTACACTGGGTTTCGTATAGACTGCTAACTTAGCTATTAGTTAGCTAGGAGCTTAATGTAAAAAAGTTTAGGAAATTTTACGTAGCTACTTAGGATAACGCGCGCATCAATACCTAAAAAGGCCCTCTACCCCCCCTACCTAATACGAATGAGTCTCATTAAGCTTACCAGTTACGAATACTTCTCATTCGTATTGATACTGATACTCAGGGTAGCCAGGGAGGGAGGGGAGCAAGTTAGGCTTTTGGGTTAGGTAGGTTAGGTAGGTTAGTTATGTTAGTTATGTTAGTTATGTTAGTAGCTACTAACTAACTACTTACTGATGCTAATGTTATTAGTTAGGTTTTCTTACTTATTCGCATGATATAAGTGGCGAAGTTGGGAAAGCTCTGATATACTTAGTGGGTAAGGTAAAGAAAGGTAAAGAAAGAGAAAGAAGTTAGTGGTAGGTAGTGGCAGGTAGTGGGATAGGGATACCCCCTTAGCTACCCACATACCCACATACCCCCTTAGATAGCTTAAGGTCTAATGCTTACTTCTAACATCTAACAACTAACTTAATCTGATGCCTAATCTGATACTTAATACCTAAGGAGTTACTGAAATGAATAAAGATAATGGTACTAATAGCACTAATGGCACTAAAAGAGCTATAACCTTAAAGACTATCAACTGGGCAAAGGCTCATGATTGGTATCATTCGGCTGAGTTAAGCTCGGAAGATGAACTGGTAATCTATTGCACTGATTACGATTTAGGCTTTGAGCCAAAGAAGCGTATCATTGTTAGCTTTACTTGTGCGGATGAGCTTAAGGCTTGGGCGGGTTATTAGTTGGTTGGTTGGTTGGTTGGTTGGTTGGTTGGTTGGTTGGTTGGTTGGAATACTTAATACTTAATAAGGACACTTAATTTAATGAATACTATTAATACGCTTAAAGCTACTAAAGCTAAGCTAATGCAATTCAATGCACGTAAAGGTGCAATGCTTTTCAATATATCTGTGCTGACTTGCTTAGTAACTGACTTCATGCTTGAGGTTAGCTATAAAATGCTTAGTTATAGCATTGCTAACATGGTTGTGGTTGTTCCTGTTTGCGCTATCACAGCGGCTTACATAACCACAAGTTTCGTAGCTATCATAAAGGATGAGTACTAATGAGTAGAGATATAGCGGCAATAATTGAGGCCAAGCGTGCGGCTTTGGCTTTGGGAAACACTGGTAATACTAATCTTAACCCTGTAAATAATTTTAATACTAATGAGGCTAATGCTATGAGCACTGAAACTACTATCGAAACCAATGCAGTTGTAATTAAAGCCACTCCTTTGACTGATTCACAAGCTGTAAAGGCTGAGCTAGCTAAAAAAGGTGAAGTAATGAATGGTGATTTCAAGGCTTATCACAATCAGTTACCTATCGCAGAAATTGAGGGCACAAGGATTGTTAAGTGTCTTTATATGGCGGCTAAAACTGGCGAGAACAAAGGTAAGAGAATGAATGAAAACTCTTTTGTTCGCATCCCTACTAAGCACTTGAGCGAGGCCATTATCATTAATAAGATAACTGAGCTTGCTCCCTTTGTACTTAGCTACTTCCAAGATATTGAGGATAGCATCATTAAAGAGAGTCATAAAAAGGGAAGTTTGCAAGTGTTCCTTGGTGGCTTGAACTTGGAACAAATTACTGACTTCTTGGAAGCCAAAGGAGCTGGCGGCAGATTGAATAAGGAAAGGATTGAACAGTGGTTTGATGATGAAGTTAGCGAATCGCTTACCATGCTATTTGCTGAAAAGATGGGCTTGGATGAGAACTCTGATGATAGTAAATATATCCGCTTACAAGTAATCGTTAATTCATATAAAGGTAAGTTTGCGGGGCTAAGCTCTCCTAAGTGTTATTATCCGGAAGCAGATTGCGAAGCCATGATTAAGGTAATAACTAGCTGTGAGCTTGAGGACAGTTTATTAGGTGCTCGTTTTATCACTAGGCTTAAAGCTATGAATAACAAAGAAGATGATTTGTTGTTTAGCTTGTAAGTAGTTCTCCTTTCTATATCCTTTCTATATCCTTTCTATAACTAAGCCTCTTAATTGAGGCTTTTTAGGTAGTAGTAATTTGTAAAAACCTTTGGCAAGCTTTGCCATAATACCAAAATGCCAGAATACCAAAATGCCATGAACTTTTTATGGGGTGCATTTGGGTGTATTTATGTGCACGTCTGTATCTAAGTCTATCTGTATCTAAGTCTATCTATCTGTATCTATCTAAGGCTATCTAGCTGTCTATCTATCTGTTAGTATCTGTAAGGGTGTAGGTTATTTAAAGATTAATAATATTAAATAAAGCTTATTATAAAAATAATATACCCCCCTAAATATATACCCTAAGGTAGATACTAAGATACAGTTATATAGCTATAGCTATACCTAGCTACTTAGATACAGCTAGCTACTTACCTACAGGTATAGATAGGTAGTCTTAGCTAGGTATAGGCAAGGAGTGCTAGCTAAGCATAGGTAGAAATATATACAAAAGGGGGCATATATAGGCATATAAATTCCTTTGGCATTTTGGTATAATGGTATTCTGTCATTTTGGCAGGGCGTGCCGAATCGTGCCAATTTATTGACGCACCAAAACGGTGCAATTAATCCACCTAATTAATCCACCTATAAGAGGACTAAGCAATGACCCCTAAACTAAGCGCGCTTAAACTAGCTAAACTTAAACTAAGCGCAGAGCAACACCTAAGCGGCTTAGCTAACGGTAGAGCCCCTGAGAATAAAGAATTTGGTATATGCTATAGCTTAGAGCACGTCTTATTAGCTACGGAATACTTAAACTACTCAAACCTTATAAGTGAATTAGCCTCTGAATGGCCTAAGCACTCTGGATATGCTGGCTTTCCCATACCTAGTGCTGAAGACTTTCTTACAGCCAAGGAATGTTACTATACAGAGGCTTTATGGGAAGGGAAACAAGGAAAGTTAAGAAGGGAATTAGCTTTACACTGTAAGCATGAATTAGTTAGTTGGAGCTTAATTAAGTTTGCGGAGAGTTTAGGTTTAGAGATTACTAAGCTATACTAGATAATTAATTAATAAAAGGATAAAAGGATAAGAGCTAATGAGTAGTAAAGTAACCTTAGAGCATTGTCAGCTATTGGCTGTACAGGTACGTAAACTATGGGAGTTACTCCCACGTACACCAGCTTCAGAGCGTGAGTATTTATTGACTGAGTTAGGAAGGTTTATACAGGTACAAGAAAAGAAACTTACATCTAAGCCTTTAGTAATCCCTAAAGGCTTATCCCCTAAGTGGAAGTATGCTGCTATGGATAAGAATAAAAGAGTTTGGGTCTATACGGATATGCCTATATTGGCTTCTATTGGCTGGGATTGTCAGGCTGATACTCTAGCTATGAATGATATGTTTGATATAGATACTAGGGGCGTAGATTGGAAGTCCTCTTTAATAAAGCTTTATTAAAGCTTTATTAAAGCTCTAACCCTCATGCAGGTGTAATAGCCTGCGCTACTTTTCAGGATAAGATTATGAAAATAGTAATAGAATTAGAACTGCCAGCCTTAGACATACTTGATAACTTAAGTATCCTTAACAGGCTGGTAATACAAAGAGAGCTTACAGAAGCCTTAGCTACTTATGCTAGATGTCTTAGCCTTAAGTATCCTACTCATGTAGTAGAGTCTACATTAGGCGGAGCTGAAGTCTTAAGTATCTCTAAAGTTAAAGAAGGATACTTACATGACTGCGCTTAATAAATATCGTCCTAGCCTAACAGCTAAGCAAATCCAGCATATAGTCTCTCTAGCTAAGAGAGAGCAACCTATATCAAACAATAGTTTAAGCTTACTTAGCGTGCTTAGTCCTTTCTTAGCTAAGATAGAGAATGCCGGTATCATGCCTGCCTATACCTTAGCTCCTACTACTCATTCTAAAGCTAGCCTAGCTAGTAGCGCTTTTACTCTTAGCTCTTTAGGCTTAGATAGCTTAGATAAGGTAATGGAAGCCTCTAAGCTATCTATAGCCCCTAACTCTGAGCTAGCAGATTCTAGACCTTTAGAAGATGCTAGCTTATCTAAGCAAGAACAATGGGAGGCTTGCTTTATTAAGTACGTCGAGGATATAGATGCCTGTACCTTACCAGAGTTACAAGGTGCGCAAGAGTGGCGATACCTTAATGACCTTATGAGTCCAGAAGAAATGGCAGCGTTTGAGAGAGCTAATTAAGGAGAGGTATCATGGCTTCATTCAACTGTACAATAAGTGGAGTGCTAATTAAGGTAAGCTATCTTGACTCACTACACTTACCTAGCACTATGGGCTTTCCTCATCCTATCTTTGCAGCTAGCAGAGCTTACTTAGAGCAAGCCTATACAAGCTATACTAAAGGGTTACTAAGTCCGCAAGATAGCTATTTATTAATGTTAGCTATCTTTCAATCATCAGGTAAGGTAACATGGAAGCATTCAGCTACTTGCAACCCTAGCGACCCTATAACTATTAAGCTAGTAGAGACTAACCTATCTAAGCTGCTTACTGTAATAGAGAAAAGTGAGTGCATAGTTCACCCAAGGTTTAAGCAGCCTAAGATAGTTATAAGAGAAGATAGTGCTGACTTAGCTCAACTACCTATCTATATAAGCTTATGGGAGCAGAACATTGAAGACTTCTTTACAGCTAAGCTATCTTGGGAGGAAATGGCTAAGATAACAGAAGTTGAGCGCAGATTAGAGAAGCTTATCTTATCTGGTGAATCTCCTAATAAGTATGTAGGAGTTATAGCGGACTGGGCTTGTAAGGTTGGTGACTTTCCACCAGAGCTAGCAGCTTCTTATAAAGAAGTTATATGTTCTTGCTTTAACTTAGATAAGATATTTAAGTTACCCATTACCTTAATCAAAGAAGTGCTTAACCATTGCGAAGCTAATATAGAAGTAGGTACTTTACACTTTCATACCTTACACTCAACTCTTAAGGAAGGTATAGCTAGGCACTCAGGCTACTTAGGTACAGGGGGCTATGTTGAAAGAGATTACGTCTTGCTTCCTTCTCTGGACGATACTGGCTTAGAAGAAGATAACGCTAAGCTTGATGTAGAAAAGAATAACCTAGCTATTGTTATCCGTAGCGCACCAACTAAGCCACCTACAGCGGCTGAATATCCTAAGCCTTTAGACTTACTTAGAGCTAAGCTTGCTTGGCGTACAAGTAGAATCAATGAAGCTAACCTAGATAAGGAATAAAAATGAGTAAGCTTAACATGTTAGCTATACTAGCTAAGGCTAGAGCTAATAAGGAAAGAATGCTATATGCAGAGCTGCCAGCTACAGAGCCCCTACAGGCACCTATTGAGCCTAAGCTAACTCCTAAGCTAACTCCTATGCAACAAAAGCTCAAGGAATTAGTAGCAGCTAAGGCACTTAAGGAGATTCAAGTAAGGGTGGAAGCTGCTAGCGCCCATTCTACCGTAGTTACCGCCCCTACCGACACCGTACTAAGTGAAGGGGACTTAGCTACAGATGCTACAGATACCTTACTTATAGGTGCTTTAGGTATGCACGGGGAGCAGATAACTTACAATGCAGAGCAGTTACGCTTTAGGGACTTAGCTGCAAGCGGTGAAAGCTGTGTGCTCATTGGGGCTGCCGGTACAGGTAAGACTACTTGCTCTAAGGCTGCTATTCAAGCTTTAGTAGATAGCAGTAAGGTACCTGTGCTTAGAGGGGATGGGCATAAGCACCTAATAGGTGGCTCTCCTGGCATTATCATTATCTCTTATACAAGGAGAGCTGTTAACAACATAAGAAAGGTACAAAGCGAAGACCTTAAGTCTAACTGCATAACAGCTCATAAGTTATTAGAGTACCAACCTGATTACTTTGAGATAGTAGATGAAGAGACAGGTAAATCTAAGAGGTCTATGCGCTTCTTACCTAGCCGTTGTGCTTCTAATCCTTTACCAGCTACTTTATATACTATCATAGTAGAAGAAGCATCCATGCTTAGCTTGGAGCTTTACCAAGAGATAGAGGCTGCCTTACCTCACAAGGTACAGTGGATATTTATAGGAGATATACAACAATTACCTCCTGTATTTGGGCCAGCTATCTTAGGCTATAAGATGCTTGAGTACCCTTTAGTTGAGCTAACAGAAGTATATAGGCAGAGCTTAGAATTCCCTATAATAAGGTTAGCTCATAGAGTACTTAGTGGTGTTCCTATACCAGCTAAGGAATATCCTGAATGGAAAGAAGAAGGTAAGCTTACTATCCATCCTTGGAAGAAAAAGATGGACGGTGAACATGCTTGTATTATACTGGCTAAGTTCTTTATGCAGGCTATAACTAACAAGATATATGACCCTACGGAGGATATGATATTAGTTCCTTATAATAAGGCTTGCGGTACCTTAGAGCTTAACAAGCATATAGCTAACTTCTTAGCAAGAGAAAGAGAAGCTATAACTTATGAGGTAATAGCAGGCTTTAATAAGCATTACTTATCAGTAGGAGATAAGATTCTATTTGATAAAGAAGATGCTGAAATTATAGAGATTAATGTTAACAATGCTTACAGGGGAGTTAAGTTTCAGAAGGCTTCTAGGTTCTTAGACTACTGGGGGCATAATAAGAAGCCTAGAGACGTTAATGAAGTAATTATGGATAACGACTTTGATGCAGATGATATAGACTTCTTATTAGAGCAAGTAGCTTCTAGTGAAGATAGAGTTACTCAAGCTTCTCATACTATTACTGTACGCTTAGCTGATGGCTCTGAGGAAGTAACTATAGAGAAGGCTTCAGAAGTTAATAACTTATTACATGCACACGCGTTAACTGTACATAAGGCTCAAGGCTCTGAGTGGCGTAAAGTGTTCTTCTGCTTACACCAATCTCACGCTAAGATGCTGCAAAGAGAGCTTTTATATACTGGCATAACACGAGCCAGAGAAGAGCTTTATGTAATCTGCGAACCAGAGAGCTTTACAAACGGTATTCTATCTCAGAAGATTAAGGGCAACACCTTAGCTGAGAAAGCAGAATACTTTAAAGGTAAGATTAAATCTAAAGGAGGTTATTAGTTATGAGTAAATGCAAGTGCGATACAAACAAGTTCTTTATAGTATTAGAAGCGCCTAATGCTATAAGCTGTGCTTCTATCTTGGAAGCTCTTAAAGGAGCTATCCATACTGAAAACGAACTTAACCCTTATGACGTCTTACATGAATCTACCGTAGTTAGTGTAGAGAGTGTAGCAGGCGAATATCCAGTAATGAAAAGGAAAAGAGTATGAAGATGCCTAAAAGAATAAACGCTGGTATTAAGTCGCCAGCAGAAGCAGCACAGCGTATGCAAGATGGAGAGGTGTTCTATGCAAAAAGCGGGAGCAGATTAACTTACGATGAACTTGCAGAAGCTAAGTTCGTTTACTCCCTTTATGGAGAAGTAGGTACGCCAATAGCAGGCCTATGGAGTTCAGTTGATGAATGGTTAGTAGCCGTAGAGATGCCTTGGTATGAAGAAGAAGACGCATTTCCCAGACTATGCTGGGTGAGTGACCGTAACCCAGAGGAGGCCCGCCACTCTGCAATAATTATTAGATACATAGCGGGCCATGCTTTCCCGTTTAATGCAGCAGATGGGGGCATAAAATGGAAACTTGCTAAACCATTCAACTCAGAAGAAGCTGCGAAGTATATCCGTTAATCAAATACCTTGGCTTACCTAGATGTAAGTAAGGCCAGTAATGAAAAGGAAAAGAGTATGAAACTTAAAACTGATATCTCAACTAAGAGCCCTAAGCCTAGAGTACCTGCTAAGCCTAGAAGTAAGCTACAAAAGATGCAAGCTCAGTATAACTTTGCTTATAACTTTAGGTTACAGGACTTTCATTCTAGCTGTGTAACTGAGTTCCCTTTAAGTACGAGAACTCTTCAGGCTGTCTATACCTACAATAACGCCATTACTGAACTAAGAGCAGCTATAAGAGTTGACTACCTATATACCTCTAATGAGATTAAGTACTTAAGAGAGCTAAGGATGTGCAAAGGAAAGCTCTCATTAGCCAAGCAGTCGAAAAAATAAATAGGGCAAAAAAGTAAAAAACTATTGACGTTTCAGGGCGTTATGGTACTATAGTTATTCAGTAACAAGGGGAAGCAGATAGTTTCCCTTATAACCTCCCCCAGCTAGCTAAGCTAGTAACCTTAAACAAAAGTGAGACATATTATGCCAGAAGTAAATGAAGCCGTAGGAAATTCAGTAATCACCATCAAAGCCAGTAACCCAAGCGCAGAAGATATGGCTGCTTTTGTAGTTACCGTTCAAGAACAGCTTGGTGCAAGCGTTACAGTAGCAGCTAATACTTTTCAGTTTAAAAAGTCAGTTGATAAAGTAACTGGTGTTGAAACTGTACGTGAACCAGTTGACTTAGCCATTCCTTTCCTTAGCTTAGATGGTTTACAGACTATCTTGAATGCCGGCGGCAAAGGCTTGGAGTTGCTATTCAATGCAGCTAATCAAATCATCCTTGACCAAGCGCGTGAACTTATTAAAGATACAAGCTTAGATTGTGCCAGCTTGCCTTTAGATAAGCTTGCTTGGGATGTTATTGCTAACTTACCTAAAGCCCAACGTGGCGGCGGTGTACCTAAAGAGCTTTGGGATGCCTTTGCTATTAACTACATCGAAGTTATGCAAGAAGCTGCGGGTAAGACTCTTGAGCAAGCAAGCGCAGCGGCTCGTATCTTTACTAACAAGTTGGTTGCTGTACGTTCTAATGAAGCAATCATTAACAAGCTTGTTGGTCAGCTAGCTATCTATGCTGAGTCTACAGAGCAGCTTGAAGTGTTCCAACCTGTTGTTGAGTTCCTATTGAACAAAGCTGAAATGTTCTTACAAGCTGATGATTCAGCCTTACTTGAGTCTCTATAAGCTCTAAGTAGCGGTTACTTATAACTATCCTAGTCACAGTTAATATTGTGGCTAGGTTTTTTTTTATTAAATCTTTTTAGAAGTTTAGAAGGTTTAATAAAGAAGTCTTATAACTAGGAGAGTGTAGAACGATGAGAAAGTATCAGGCTATTTGGGTGCGTTTAAAGTTACACAAGACAGCTACCCTTATAGCTGCACCTAGCTCACACCTAAAGATAATAAGAGCTGTTAAAAAAGAAAAGAATATAGATCTTGCCTATAAGCTTACGTCTATAGAGCAAGGGCTTAAGTTTAAGTTAGCTTTTCACTCAGAAGGAGATAAGCTTAACTTTAGACTTAGCCCTGTAATATCTATGTATAATCTTTAAGGAGATTAACTTTATGAATGCTGTAACTACTATACAAAGTAGCCAAGCTTATGAGATAAGAGAAAAGCTCATGCAATTAGAGCAAGCCTTACTCACTGCTGACCCAGATATGCCTAAGTACTTGCGTACAATTCACCGTCAACTTAAAGACGATGCTGAGCTAGTAACTATCCTTACTGAGGAAGAGTGCTCTATCTTAGTTCGTGGGCTTAAGAAACAGACAGGTACTGAAATAGCTACTAAGGCAGCTACTAAGCCAGCTAAGAAGTCTCTTAAGCTAATAAGCCTTGCTGACTTGTAAGGAGTAAGTTATGACTGCGATGTTTATAGCTCCAAGAGCTTGTAACCTAATTGAAATTACTACAGGAGGGAAGCTTAGTTATGGAGTAGTAATTAGCCTTGATGAATATATACCTATTTGTAATAAGAGCGCTGCTAAGAGAATAAGCAGAGCTAATAGCTTTGGCAAGTACAATAAATTCTCGTTTAGTTGCTTAGAGTCTGCAAACTCTACCTTTAGATGGTTAGGCTTTGCAGAGTACGCAGCTATAGACACGGCTGCTCAGCTAATATGGCTAATTTATGACTAACCCTATCTTGCAGCGTATAGCGGAACTTAAAGCTAAGCAGCTAGTTAGTAAGGAGCCTGCTAAGTTATTTACTTTATCTACGCTTATTATAATTCGTAATAAAGCTAGCAGAGAATGCACAGTAGATTACTCAATTGGCTTAAAGGCTGTACTTGAGTACTTAATACCTGCCAATCATAAGCCTAGCGATGGATGCCCTTTTAACTTAGAGTTAGATAAGTACCCGTTAGCTTTAGATGAAGGCTTTAAGTTACCTTGTACGCTTGCAGGATACGCAAGTTCGGAACTAGCTAGCCTAATAGCTAGGAGTTATACGACTAACACTAAAGATTACCTTGCTGAATATAGTAAGCTAGTTAAGCTTATAGTGTTAACATCTTTTGATTTAGCTGTTAAGGGAATTATATGACACAAGACCTTAGAGCTCTATTAGCAAGAAAGAAAGCAGAGAAAGCTAGTAGTGAGCTCGTTACTGCCAAGCTTGACTTCCTTGATGAGCCAGTAGAACAGAAGGAGAGAGCAGAGATAATAGAATTAGCTGAAGGAGAAATAGACCCAAGGCTTAAGTTACTATCTCATTCAAGCCGCTGCTTACTTCACACCTGTCCACGTAAGTATCAGTTATATAGACTGAACAGTGAGACTATCCTTATGGAAGATGGAAAAGAGAGAGAGCAAGCAGTTACCTTTGCTTATGGTAAGGTAGTTGGCTTAGGTATGCAGTTAGTTTTACAAGGACTTACTGAGGATGAAATATACCTTAAGTGCTTCTTAGAATGGGACACTGATTTACTAGCTGAAAATGACAAGCAGAAGAAGTCTTTCTGGCTAGCTATGTTTGCAGTGCGTAAGTTTATAGCTTTAAGAGCAGATGGCTTCTTAGAAAACTATGGGCTTGTATACTATCAAGACTTGCCAGCCATAGAGTTAAGCTTCCAAGTTACTTTACCTAATGGCTTTAAGTACAGAGGCTTCATTGACGCTGTATTGCAGCATAGATTAACTAAGGAGATTATGGTATTAGAGGCTAAGACTTCTAGCGGGGCAGCTAATAGCGCAGCTTATAAGAATTCAGGTCAAGCAGTAGGTTACTCTGTAGTACTTGATATCTTATTTCCTGAGTTAAGTTCTTACTCTGTACTTTACTTGGTGTATGAAACTAAGTCTAAAGAGTATGTTGAACTGCCCTTTAAGAAGTCATTGCTTCAGCGAGCTTTATGGTTACAAGAGCTTTTAATAGACACTAAGATAATAGAGATGTTTGAGCTTTACGATACTTATCCTATGCACGGTGAGTCTTGTAATCATTTCTTTAGGGACTGCGAGTACTTATCCCTATGCACACTAGATACTGATAAGCTGACTAAGCCTTGGACAACTAAGTTGCAAAGGGAATTAGAAGAGTCAGATAGTAAGTATCAATTTAATGTAAGCTTTGAAGAGCTGCTTGAGTCGCAACTTAGTAAAGGCAACTTACCTGAGGAAAGTGAAGATGATAGATTGTAAGGAGTACGAAGAAGGTATTCTCTTAGAAGAGTTTACTGCTATGCACAGAGGCTCTATGGAAAAGGCAGTGCTACTGCCCCCTTTAGCTTCAGAGCCTTTTAGTTGTAAGGACTATAACCCTGAAGTTACTATTAGCACAAGCTTAAGTGGAGCTATAACTTTACACTACCAAGAGCTAATAGTTATAACTAAATCTCCTAAGCCTAAGGAAGGAGCTATACTATTTACTTTCCTTAATAAGGAAGATGGTACAGAAGATGAGTATTGGCTACCTAAGAGGCTATGCTCTAACCTTAATGAAGCTGAGCGCACTATACGTGTTTGGGATGTGTTCCTAAAGAGCAAGACTCCTGAACTATTAGCTTACACTCATATGATTCACGACTGTGATGATGAAGAAGGAAGATAACTTATGGTACTCTTAGCAGCGATATTTGACTTAGGTATGTTTATTATAGTGCTATTTTTGGCTTTCTTAGCTATACTAACTGTACTAGAAATAGTATGCCATCACGTAGTATTGCCTGTAGTTAAGAAAGCTGGGCTTAGTAAGCCAGCAGTTAGCCCCCCAAGAAGGAGACGTACAGATGGCAAATCTTAGTAGCCTAAAGGCAAGTGGTACTCATAGAGCTATCTTATTCGGAGGGCCGAAAGCTGGTAAGACTTTATTAGCTGGTAAGTTAGCTGAGCACTTTAAGTTAATATGGGTGGATATGGAGAACGGACACGAAACTTTGTTCCAGTTACCTGAAGCCTGGCAGAATAACATTGAGTTAATAGCTTTAAGAGATACCCGCTCTTATCCTATAGCTATAGAGACTGTGCTTAAGATGGTTAAAGGCCCAGTAGCTATATGTGAAGCTCATGGTAAAGTAAGCTGTATGATATGTAAGAAGGAAGCTGCGCCTGTAGTGGATGTAGATTTGAACTCTTTGCGCTCAGACACTATAGTAGTCTTTGACTCTTTAACTCAGTTAACAAGTAGTGCTATAGCTAACATGACTAAGGGCAAGCCGGATGATTATAAGCTTGTAACGGATGATTGGGGTAACTTAGGTAAGCTATTAGATATCTTCTTATCTCACCTTCAGCAGGCTAACTATAACGTAGTTGTTATCTCTCATGAAACTGAGATAGAAACTGAAGGTAAGAAGAAGCAGCTAGTTCCTGTAGGCGGAACACGTAACTACTCTCGTAATGTAGCTAAGTTCTTCGATCATGTTATCTATGTAGAAAGAAAGAATAAGAAGCACATGGTATCTTCTTCTACCACTGGCTCTTCTACTATCTTAACTGGTTCTCGGTCTAACATAGCTATGGAATTAGAAGCAGAGGCTTCTTTACTACAGATATTCAGACCTGACTTATACGTGTCCACTGCTGTAGCTAAAGCTCCTATAACTAGCGGAGCTAAAGCTAACAGTATACTTGAGAGACTTAAAGCCAAGTAACTTGTACCTTAACTTAGATATGCTAGTATGCCGTAAAAATACTATTTGACATTAAAGTAGTATGTAGTATACTGGCTATCTCAAGTGGGAAAACTTATACCTTACCTAATAAGTAGTCTCACTTGAGCTAGCCCAGCTAGTAACTTAATACCTTAGCAGTTTAATAACTTAACTTAATATACAGGATATACTATAATGACTACAAATAATAACGTGAACATTGATGCCCTTCTTGACGGTACTTTAGATGATCTAGCGGATATGCCTTCTAACGTACCTTATCCAGCAGGTGCTCACCAAGTCTTAGCTTCTTTTGAGCTTAAAGAGATCGGCGGTAAGTCAGCGGTAGAGCTTAGCTTTGTTTATGTTGAAGTACTTGACCTTAACGATGCCAATGATGTAGCTCCTAAAGCTGGTGATACTTCAAGTACGTTATTCTTCTTAGACTCAGACTACGGTCAAGGAGCCTTTAAGAAAGCAGCAGCAGCCTTCTCTGAGTTAGGCTTTGCCTCTAACCGTGAGCTGATTGAAGGAGTTAAGAGCATCGAGTGTGCTATTACTTCTACTGTTCGTGAAGACAAGCGTGACCCTGCTAACATTAAGCATCATTTGAGCCTTAAAGAGATTCAAATGATTTAGTTTTAGTTACAATACTACTAGGCTACTCTTTCTTAACCGTTAGAGTAGCCTTTTTTGGTATAACGATACAGGGAAACTTGAAGGTATGAACACACAGTTAACAGCTCATATAGCAGCCTTGAAAGCTAAGAGAGCAGCAGGCGTAGCTATAGATAAGACTTCAGATGATGCTATTATATTCTGGGGAACTTCACAAGATAAAGTGTACTTAACTTATCTTAAGCCTTGTGTAGGAGGAGTAACTACCTTCTTAAGAACTGATGAGATATCTAACTTAACAACACTTAAGATAGTTTGTGGACAGAAGAAAACAAACAGAGTTATATCTACATCTATACCTTTACTAAGATTGCTACTTAGCTGGGATAAGAAGAAAGCCCCTAGCTTAGCTGACTATGCTGGCTCTTTCTTCTCCATACCTACTATGGATAACTCAGCTAGAATAGAGATAGTATTCATCCAGCCTCTTAAGCAGATAGCTACCGTATCCTATGGCAGGTTCATGGCTACCCGCTTAATAACTAAGCTAACAAAGCCTGAACTATGGTTTACGCCAACTAAGTTCACTGGCTTTACTATGATTAAGCCTGAGAATGAAGCCTCTCTATTTAGTACCTTCTCTCAAGCTAACCTTATTTGCATAGACGTAGAAACTTTACGTGACTATGCGCAGATTAAATGCTTATCTTATACTGCCTTTTATTTAGATAATGCACTAGGACAATGGACTTCTACTTCAGTTGAGTTAGCTTTAGATAGTGAGTACGCTTTAACTATTATGCGCAAGTGGAATGCTAAGCTTACAGCTCCTAAGATAATGCAGAACGGTAAGTATGATATAGCTTACTTTGCTCGCTACTCAGCTCCTGTTTATAACTACCTATATGATACAGCTCATTTGTTTCATTGCTGGTATAGTGAGTTACCTAAAGACTTAGGCTTCTTAAACGCCTTCTTCATTAGAGAAGCTGTGTACTGGAAAGACTTAGCAGATACCAATGACTTACATGAGTACTATCGCTATAACTGCCTAGATACTTGGGGTACTGGTAACTGCTTCTTAGCTATGATATTAGCTGCACCAGAGTACGCAATTAATAATTACTTACTTGAGTTTCCTTTAGTGTTCCCTTGTCACCTTAGTGAGATGACTGGTATAGCTAGAGATATGACTAAGCTATCAGCAGCTAAAGCTTTACAAGCTGACATAATTAAGAAAGCCTCTGCATCTTTAGATGTTATATTAGGCGTACCTGTAGGTACTAGCTTTAATGTTAACAGTCCTATACAGATGAAGGCCTTACTAAGAATCTTAGGCTGTGCAGACTTAGCCAGTGCAGATGAGAAGAGCTTAAAGAAGGCTAGATTCCGTCACCCTTTTAATGCTAGGATTATTAACTTAGTTATTACAGTACGCAAGGCTAGGAAGTTAGTATCTACTTATCTAACAGAAGGTAAAGAGTTTACTGTTATGGAACCTAGAGAAGGTAAGCAGCCTTCCCCAAGGATACTGTACTCTCTTAATCCTCACGGTACGGATACTTCAAGACTAGCTTCTAGAGAGCACGCATTTTGGTGTGGCTTGAATGTACAGAACATACCTAGAGGGCCAGCAGTTAAGCAGACACTTAAAGCAGACCCAGGTTTTTACTTCTGTGAAGTAGACTTAGAGCAAGCAGAGTCAAGAGATACAGGTTACATATCAGGAGATGAAGCTCTAATACATAACGTAGAGTTTAGTCCTGACTTCCATTGTGCTAACGCTGCTGCCTTCTTTGGTAAGTCCTTTGAAGAGTTATTTGACGTAGCTACTGGTAAGGTGCTAGATAAGGCTTTACGTCAACTAGCTAAGCCAGTTAACCATGGCGCTAACTATAACATGGGAGCCTACGTACTCATTGATACGATGGGAGAAGAGAATATCCTATTGGCTAAAGCCTTACTTAACTTACCTAGGCGTTGGTCTTACTTAGAAGTGGCTAGTTATTTATTAGAGCAGTTTCATAAAGCTTATCCAAACATTAAGAAAGTATTTTACGCAGGCGTAATTGAAGAAATAACATTAACTAAGAAGCTATCAAGCAAAGCTATACATTGGGATTGGGCAGCAGGTAAAGAGTTTAAAGCTAACCCAACAGAGTTAAGAGAAGAAGCTGTAAAGTTATACGCAGAGTATGCAGGCAAGGCATGGGTAAGATATTGCTTCGGCAATCCCAATGATTCCAAGTCAGCCTTAAATGCTTACGTTGCTCATTCCCCTCAAAGTCTTAATGCTCAGACTCTAAACAAAGCATATATGTCAGTATTTCGTGACGTAGCTATCAACCCACAGCATAGGGCTAATATCAAGCTCAATGCACAGATACATGATAGCATACTATTCCAGTATAGAATAGGTCACTCTTATTTGATAGACATGATAGTAGAACGGATGGAAGTTCCAGTTACTATCAAAGCTTATGACGACAAGATAAGAACATTCATAGTACCTGCCGGAGCCAAGAGCGGTAAACACCTAGCTAAAGGTTACGCAGAGTACTGGTCAGAGAATGAATAAGAGAGGGAATAGATGGGCGTATGATAGATACTAATGAACCTATTGATTTTATAGCTAAGTATATTAAGTATACGCAACAGACTGAGTGCCCTACCTTCTTCCATAGATGGACAGCTGTTACAGCGCTGTCTGCTTTCTTAGGAAGGAACGTACACTTTAATCATGGGCACTTTAAGATACACTCTAACCTGTACGTAATGCTTATAGGAAGTCCTGGAACTAAGAAGTCTAGTGCTATTAAGATTGGCTCTATGCTTCTTAAGCAGGCAGGCTATAGAACATTCGCAGCTAAGAAGACAAGACAAGAGAAGTTCTTGTGTGACTTAGCAGAGCAATCAACACTTAAAGATATAGCGGGAGGTGGAGAGCAGTACTCTGATATCCTAGATAGGAATCTATTTGGAGAGGATGATTTAGATGAGGCAGACAACTACTTAGATAAACCTCCTTCAGAATGCTACATTGATGCAGATGAGTTTAATAACTTCATAGGCTTAAACAACTTAGACTTTGTATCTATCCTAGGAGAGTTATGGGATTACAATGGAGTCTATGACTATAAGCTTAAGAACGCTAAGTCTGTATTTATACCTAACCCTACCATAACTATATTAGGAGGTAACACACCTACTGGTTTTTCTCAGGCTTTCCCGCCAGAGAGTTTAGGTCAGGGATTTATGTCTAGGCTTCTATTAGTTTATGGAGAGCCAAGTGGAGTTAAGTTTACATTCCCCCCTCCGCCAGATTTAGAGTTACAAGCAGAGCTACTTGAGCTTCTTCATAGAATAAAAGAAGAGGTAAGAGGAGAGCTTAAGATGGAAGATGATGCTATGGAGTTACTAGATAGTATCTATAATAACTGGGCTGGTATAGATGACCCTCGCTTTGAGCACTATGCTAACAGAAGGTTAACCCATCTTATAAAGATATGCTTAGTCATTACAGCTTCTCGTTTAGGTAAAGCTATTAGTAGGCAAGATGTTATAACTGCTAATACGTTACTGACCTTTACAGAAGGCCTTATGCCTAAAGCATTAGGAGAGTTTGGTAAGTCTAAGAATGCTTCAGTAACCCATGCAGTTATGGGATTGATTAATGCAGCTATGGTTCCTATTACCTTTCAATCTATTTGGAAAGTAGTAGTACAGGACTTAGATAAGCGAGACCAATTAGTAGAGATACTAAGTAATTTACAAGTAGCAGAGAAGATACAATCTATTAATGGAGGTTACCTACCCAATAAGAAGATTCAGGTACAAGCTATAAAAGGCTCAGTAGATTGGAGCTTGCTGACCCAAGAAGAGCGAGATATAAAGTAATGCCTATTAACTCCCACATATTTACAGAGGAAATAATGATGTCAGAAAAGAATCAATTCAAAGCTATCATAGCTTACCATGCAAACTGCATAGATGGCTTTACATCAGCTTGGATAACAGAGCGCGCCTTATCTAAGAAAGGAGTTAAGTGCACCTTACTCCCTATGAGTTACGATGCTCTTAGCTATAAAAACTTAGAAGAGCTTATAGCCGCTACAGAGTTAGCAGAAATAGATAGCTGCAAGCGCATAAGTCTTTATGTAGTTGACTTCTCCTTGCCTGTTTACTTTTTAGAGCGGCTTCAAAGAGACTTCTCTACTAGATTAAAAACTACTATCATTGACCATCACAAGTCTGCCTTTGAAGCTTATGCCCCAGACTTAGTAGCCATGACTCCAGATTTAGATATCCTCTGCTGGTTTAAATGCGAAGTTGCAGGAGCTACTATCTACTTAGATAACAGACACTGCGGCGCAGTTATGTGCTTGTATTACTTTGAAGGTACGCACATGAAAGTACCTAAGCTACTTCAATACGTACAAGATTGGGACTTATGGAAGTTTAAGTTTGGCGATGTAACTAGAGCTGCACAAGCTGTGCTTAAGTCTAGTGAGCCTACCTTAGAAGTTTGGGATAAGTACTTGGAGTTATTTGAATGTGAAGGTACATCCTGTAAGTTAGTGGATGAAGGCCTACATATCATGGATGGTACTAATCGCATCATAGATTACTTAGTAAGTACAGCAGAGGACGGTAATCTAGCTGGGCAGCCTACTAAGCTAGTCTATTGCCAAAGCCCTAAGTTAGTTTCTGAGCTAGGTAATAGGTTAGCTAAACTAACTGGCACCTACGGTATGGTAGTAACCACAGAGCGTAACAGCAGCAGACTTAAGATTAGCCTTCGCTCTATAGGTGACTTTGATGTATCTGAAATGGCCAAAGAGTTAGGAGGAGGCGGGCATAAGAATGCAGCAAGTTACTATGTCCAGCAGAGCTTATATACCTTAACCGGAGAGGACTACTAAGATGGCAGCTGACAAACCTCATGACTTTAACGATGCTAGCAAGACTCGCATAGAGCTGTTTTCTACTGCTAAGATATACCTTATGGCAGAAGTTAATAGGCATCCTAAGTTGTGTGAGATTCTGTATAACGTAGACCCTACTGATTGGCCATTACAGCTAGGAGAGATAGCAGCTTACTGCCTTGTACTGATGGATGGCCTATATACAGATATGGAATTAGAGCACCTCTATACTGAACTTAATTTTAGACTTAAAGGCATGGGAAAGGTAATACTATGAGCTGGATAAAAGAAGGGGCTGCTAGTGATGGTAAGGCAGATACAGGTAAGGTGCGGATGAGTTTGTTGATGACTCAGTTCGGAGATGTACTGGAAGAGGTAGCGAAGGTACTAACCTTTGGAGCAGCTAAGTATCCTCATCCTCCGCTAGATGACTCTTGGCGTAACGTACCTAATTGGGAACCTCGCTATCAAGATGCTTTGTACAGACACTTAAATGAAGCCTTTGTGAAGAAGATAGTCATAGACCATGAATCTAGCTGTCGCGTACTAGCTCATGCCATGACTAACCTCTTATTCCTATACGCTAAGATGGAAGAAGAAAGATTAACCACTCCTAAACTTCCAAACTAAAAAAAAAAGCCTAGACTGCAATTAAGTAGCCTAGGCTTTTTGCTTACCGCTTAAAGATTTCTATTCCGTAAAATCTCTAAACTCCCTCCCTCCCATGATAGTTTGCATACGCTGTGCCATAGGCTCTTTAAGTCCTTTCTGAATAGCCTTGGTTTGGCTTAGGTTAGCTGTCTTATATAAGTTGGTCATGTACTTATTAAACTTATCTTGCTTACCTCCAGCCTCAACGTACTTAGCAGTAAAGTCTACAATCTGTTCTGGCGTAGGTGATTCCCCTGCCATCATAGTTGTCTTAATAGCTTGTCCTAAAGCTTGCTGCTTCTTCAAGTCTAACAAAGCATAAGCTTTAAATCTGAACGCAGTATCAATAGCTACCGCTTCATCCATAGGCTTAGCTCCTGCCATGCGACCTAAGTTAGCTAAGCTAAGTAAGTCATTAGAAGCTATAACATTACCTCTATTAGTGGTAGTATAAGAAGCCCTATTAGGATTATTAATACCTTCTAAGGTCTGAGCTAATCCAGCTAAAGGTCTGTTAATACCGTTATGTTCTAGCCCTTGTAAGATAGCAGTACTGATATCAGCTCCTTTGCTTATCTTACTAGCTACGTTAAACAAGTTACCTAGCACCTTTCCATACGCTTGCACTACTGGAATCTCAGCTGGGCTAGTAGGTATAACAGTTACTTGCCTTGGGTTAATATCTCCACGAGTATATAGGTTAATCTTAAGGTCAGGGTGAATCAAACCTAAAGCGTTAGACCCTATACCGTAAGTTAGCCAATCCCCAGCGTTCTTACCTACCGCACCATATATAGCATCATAAGCATCCTTGTGCTCAGTGTTACCTGAGGCCGTACCTATAAGGTGAGTATTGATAGCATTGAATGCAGGTAAGCCATTCATACCATGTATAGCACCTTGTAAGCCCATCAACGTCATAGCGTCTTTAGCGTGCCCATCCCCTACATGCCTAAGTAACTGTTGCATTAAGTTGAACTGGTAAGTCTGGAACAAGCCAACAGCAGAGCCGATAGGGCCATGAAATAGCATTGGACGCTGAGCTGCCATATAGTTACCTTGCGTACGATTCACAAAGGTATTAATATAAGATAGCTGCTCCTTGCCTGTCATTAAGCCGCGCTCAATAGCTACATCAGTCATCTGCTTCATAACATCAGCAGCTACAAAGCGGTTAAACTCTTCAGCTATTCTGTTACCTGTTAGCTTCTCCCCTTTATCTCCAATAACTTTAGCTTTCTTAAAAGCTCCATCTAACCTAGTGCTCCAGTTATTAGCAGACTCAGTACCTGTAAAAGGTATATCATCTAAGATTTCTCTGTACTGGTCAGAGATACTAGATAAGAAGCCATTCTCTCTGAAATATGCAAGGTCTTCTTTAGCTCCAGTAACGTAGCGTTTCATAGAATTAGCTATCAGCTTCTGAGGAGCCATCATTAGCTTATCAGTACCTACAGCATTAATCTTAGTAAGGGCGTTCCACTCATTAACAGCGCCCTCTCCTCCAGAGTTAATAAGTCTAGTAAGAGAGGCTGTCTCTGCACCAAGTAGTACGTTAGCAGATACTGCGTTGTTAAGTGCGTTGATTGGGTCCCAGCGTAGGATTAGTGTAGCTAACAAACCATTAGCTTTCTGTACAGTCTTACTAAGCAAACCTTTATCTGGAGTAGCGTTAGCAAATAACTGCATAGACTCATCATAAGCTCCCCCTTGATAACCAGCCTTCTTAAGCATGACATTAATAGGAGCTAAATCTTCAGGAGTCTTAGCCAAACTAAAGACATCATCCATCTTGCTATAGAGAGCAGAGAACTTTTCATCTACCATCTTATTAAGGTTAGTGTACCAAGGATAATCAGCAGTCTTCTTAATAGCTAAAGCAGTTTTTATGTAATCTCTGTAAGGGTTAGCAGAGGCATCACCAGAGAACTTAGCTAGGTTAAGATTAGAGAACTTAGATGTACCGGCCTTTTCAAACTCAGCACCTAGGCGCTTAAGCTCTTCGAATTGCACTTCATACTTAGCCGATACAGCTTCCCTTACTAAGCCAGATTCTCTTTGCATGTGCCAATCTAAGAACTCAGTAGTAATCTTCTTAGGGTCTGTAGCTACTAAGTAAGGAGAGCTAACACCTTTACGGCTAGCTTCTACATCTAAGTAGTTATCACTGAGAGTCTTTTCATAATCGAACTGACCTCTACCTTTATAATACTCTTCAGCATCTGCCTTATACAGTACCTTTAACTGAGGGTTCTGCTTAAGCTTGGCTACCATACCTCTTAGCTCTTCTTCTGTGCTAGCAAAGAGAGTCTTAGAGTGGTTACCGGAAGTAATAGATTCATCCACTACCATAGCAAAGTGGGGAAAGTCTTTAGGACTTACCGGTATAGGATAGAACACATCAGGAGAACGGTTAAACTGTAGTCCTTGCGATGTTCTTATCTTAGCTAAGCCTCCAGTGCGCACACTGTTAACTTCAATGTGAGCTCTAGCTAGCTGCCTTACTTCATCATTAGCTAACTCAATACGCATAGGCATAGTAGGATTACCTAAGACTGGCCTTACAGGAACAGGCAATCCAGCATCAGTAGCTTCCTTAGCCATCTTATTCCAGCGTAACAATACAGCAGGCTCTAAAGCATCACCGGCAGCATTAAGTGCATAGTCCCCTTCAATAGAGCGTATGTTAGCATTAAGTACAGACCACTCAACGGCTGCTTCTTGGTTATTAGCTAGCTTATATAATAAGGGGTCAAGTACTTCACTAGCTGCAGCTTGCTTACTAGCTATGACAGCAGCAGTAGTACGCCCTGCGTTTTCTACAGAAGCTGCAAGTGTACCGTAATCAGAACTAGCAGCAGTTATTAACTTAGCTCCGGCTCCAGAAGGAACAGCTTGGGACTTAACTCTAGCAGAAGTAATGTCTTCAAACAAGTCATAGGCCTTACCTAATACATCTTTAGCTGCCAAGGAAGTGCCAGTCTGATATAACTTCTGCTGCTCTTTGATAATAGTCATGTTCTCTATAAGGAAGTTATCTAAGCCTTCAAAAGGAGTAGCATCGTAAGTTAGCTTAGCGTGCTGCGGAACTTCCCATATATGCTTAACTTGCTTACCGCCTTGAGCTTTAATCAGGGCATTGAAGTCTTCATGATGAGATTGCATAGCTAACACATCTCTTAGATTGTAGGTATTAGTAGCATCTACAAGCTTATCCCCACTTAATAGGGAAGACTTTATATTTACAATGGCAGCTATTTCATCCTGACTCATAGCTTTAGTAGTACCCATAGCCTGAGTATGCACTAACTCATTAGCTATCTCAATCTTTCTCTTA